CGCCTACGGCTCCGACAGGCTACGCGTCGACGGACTACAAGTGCCGCCTGCCTGGCGCTTCGCGGACCGATTCGAGCGGCAGCCAGTATCTGATGCAAATCGAGACGGTGGACACAAGTAGCCTATACGTTTTGACGACTGGGACCAATACTACAACGACGGTTCAACTTGCAAGCGGGGCTATCGGCACCATTACGAGTGGAACAAGTGTGGTTTATGCCGCAGTGTCCGTTGCGTCTGCCGTGCCTGTAGCGGTAGCGAAAAAAATCAATCTTATCGCCAGCACATTTGGCGGCTCGGGGGTTCAATTGATTGCCGCCCCGAACGCCTCATATAGCGGATGGGATTCTTCCGCGCCGCCCCCATTGATGGCGTATGGCAGCAATCAGGATTCCTCATCTGCGCAGTTCATCCTGGAAAGCAGCAATGTCTACTGCGCTTGCAATGGAGCTAGCAGCGGGTTGCTAAGTTGTTTCGGATGGGAGGAATAAAATGGGCTACGCAATCAACTCTACGCATACCGGATGGCGCGCCGTAGACTCCGCTGCAGACTTAGCTGCGAAAGAAACATTCAGCGCAGCGCTGCCCACACTGCCACCACCACCGCTGTCGTTGGTCGACGGCTACGCACAAGCTATCGCGCTACCCGTAACGATCACGACCCATGCTGGCGTGGCTAAGGTGTATCAGGCCGATGCAGACTCGCGCCAGAAAGTGCACGACATGCTCGCTGCGTATTCGCCAGCGGGCGCGCTTCCCGCCGATTTCTACTGGGTCGCTGCGGACAACACGCAAGTGCCATTCGTGCTGGCTGACTTGCAGGAGTTGGCCGCGGCGCTCGGCGCGCAGGGCTGGGCAGCGTTTCAGAAGCTGCAAACGCTCAAAGCACAAGGCGCGACGATCTGGGCGTGACGGTTAATTTGTAACAAAAATAGCGGCCTCGCGCCTAGCGCGCTAACATATCGCGACGAGTGACACATGAGGAAAGAAATGACGCTGGATGACTTCGCGCGAGAAGCCGCCGCGATCGCGCTCACGAGCAAAGCTTACGTCGTGGGCGGGGCCGCCGGGCTGCTCGCGTGGGCCATGTCGCTCAATTGGCTGGGCTTGGGCAGCGTGGTCATTGCCGCGCTCGGCCTGGGTGCGAATATCTACTTTCTCTGGCGTCGTGATCGGCGCGAAGAACGCGAACTCGCATCCCGCCTGCGCCTGAACAAGTTGGAAAGCGACGCGCTGCGCCGCGAGCAACGGAGCACCTGATGCCCGTTATCACGGCTGCCGAAGCTGGAAGCGCCAACCGGTGCGCCTTTCTGGACATGATCGCCTGGAGCGAGATTGGCCCGGCGCTCCTGACCGCATCCGACGACGGATATGACGTCATGGTCGGGTCGACTCCGCAACACCCGCTGCTATTCACCGACTACACGCGCCATCCGGGCGTCCTGAACGCGCAGCTAAACTCCACGGCAGCCGGCCGTTACCAGTTGCTGTACCGGTACTGGCTGGCTTATCAGCGCTCGCTCGGGCTGCCCGACTTTTCGCCCTTGTCGCAAGACAAGATCGCACTGCAGCAGATCCGCGAACGCGGTGCGCTTGCACACATCGACGGCGGCTATTTCGCGCTCGCCGTGGGCGCCTGCTCGTCGATCTGGGCCAGCCTGCCGGGCAACTCGTACAAGCAGCATACGAACGACTTGCAGTCGCTACAGCGCGCTTATCAGGGCGCGGGCGGCACGCTGGCCATCAACTGATCCGGAGCTGTCATGCCCATCATCAAACACCTGATCGACGCGGCCCGCGGCAAGCACCCCTTGAGCGCAAAACGCTCGAGCCATTGGCCGACTGTGCGCAAGCAGCATCTACAGCTGCATCCGACGTGCGAACTGTGCGGCGGCGGCGCAAAGTTGGAAGTGCACCACAAGCGGCCGTTTCACCTGCACCCCGAACTGGAACTAGATCCCGCGAACCTGATCACCCTTTGCGAAGCGGGTAAAGACGGCGTAAACTGTCATTTACTTTTCGGCCATCTGGGCAACTTCAAGAGCTTCAACGTGTCGGTGGACACAGACGCCCAGACCTGGCACGAGAAAATCGCCAACCGGCCCACGGCCGAACAAGGAACCGGATCATGAACCAAACGTCTCCCGCCGCCACCGGCACCACGGGCGCGGCCGTCGCGGCCCTCGTCGCCATCCTGTCTACCCTGAACGCGCATTGGAATTGGGGCATCAACCCCGACGGCTTGGCCGCGATCGCCGGCGGCATGCCCGTCGCAGCGCACTGGCTCGCGCAGCAATACGCGGCGCGCCAAGCCGCGAAAAACGTCAAGGCCGCAGCGTGATGCTTATCCGCGCCGCAGTGGCCGCTTGCGCGTTGACCGCGTTGGCCGGCTGTGCGGGGCAGGCAACCTATCGCATACGCCCGTACCGAGTGCCAGGCAGTGGTGATCTGATCTGCTGCGAGGCCTTGGTTACGTCCAGTCGGGACGTCGCGCAGGTTACCGTCCACGCCACAAAGACGCCCGACGGCGGGTACACACTCGATCTGACCGAGACGGGCATATCAGCCAGCGCGCCGATCCAGGCGCAAAACGGCGCGGTGTCCGCTGTCGCGGGCGCAGTTTCCAACACGGCCGCCGCTGCGGTCAAATTCATACCGTGAGGTCCAACATGAAAAGCGTCATTCGGGTTATCGTCGCGACGTCAATCGTCGTGGCCGCCGCCGCGCTGGGCGGCTGCGCAACCACCACGCAAACGGCCGCGAAAGTGCAAGTGGCCGTGGCCAAGGCTTGCCCGATCGCCAAAGCGACCGTCACGGCGCTACAGGGCGTCCCGAATCTGTCGGCCAAGCTGCAAGCCGACTTGGCGCAAGCCGCCCCGCTCATCACGACCGCCTGCGCAGGCAATGCCACACTGGACACCACGACCGCGCAGTCGCTCGTGCAGACCGGCATTCCCGCCATGATCGCCGACGTGCAAGCTTCCGGCATGGCCGAATCGACCAAGCAAACCGTGGTCGGCGCGCTGACCGCGACGAGCATCGTTTTGCAGGTCGCGTTGGCGCAGTAGTCGCATGGCGCAGTTTCACACGCCGCTGATCGTCGAAAACGTCAGTGACACGGACGCGGACGGGCGCGGGATCTGGCGCCTGCGGCAAATGTTTGTCTACGAGTCAGACCTGCTGGGCCGACTTGTCATCATCGAACAGGGCTTTCTGACTGACTACGCGAGCGTGCCGCGCGCGCCTTTCGCGTATTGGTTGTTGGGCGATACCGCGCACAAAGCGGCCGTCGTTCACGATTGGCTTTACCACCACCACGAAGTCTGCGACGAGCGCACTGCAAACCGCGTATTTTTGGAGGCCTGCGCGGTGACGCGTATCCCGGCCTGGCGCCGGTGGCTGCTTTATCTTGGCGTCATGCTTGGGGGTCGTTCCAGCTGGCAGGAAGACGGTCGTAGTGATGGCCATCGGATTGTCGACGGCCGCATCGTCTAACGGGCGATTTCGCGGATCTCGATGGTGACGCGCCCGCGCCCTGCATCCGGCGCGCCGCGATAGACGTGTCCCACGTCGATCTGCGAGTCGTCCAACCACACGCGCTCCTTCGTCAGAAAGTCGCACAGCAGCTTTTCCCGGTTGAAAATGTCCCACGCTTTGGCGCCCATGGCGGCGGGCGCGTGCAATGTAATGGCTACCTCCAAGCGCCCGCGCAGCGGTGGCGTTACGCGGCCCGCAGGCAGCGCGTTGTGGGCGGCTTTGAGCCACGCACGGGCTTGTGCCGACAATACGACGCGCGCCGCCACGGCGCGCCAGATCGCGTTGACAGAAGGCGGAAAGGGTAGCGTGTAAGTGTGCGGCATAAACGACACGGGCCGCTAATATTGTCAGCGGCCCGCGAGGTCAGTACGTCAGACTACGCAGCAGGCTGCGCGAAGGGATTGGCCGCGGCCGCACCTTGAGCGAAGGGATTGGCCGCACTCGCCGGCGTGTTAGCCGGGGCCGGGGCTGCTGCGGGCGATTGGCTGGCGGGCGCGGGTGCTGCCGCCTTGGGGTCGGCGAACTTGGCGAAAGCGCTGGCCGAATCATTGCCGATCGACAGACGCTCGCCGCCTTGACCTGCGTCCATGATGCCGGCCAAGTTGAACGATACGCCGCGGCCGCCTTGCGGGTGGGTCCACGGGAAAGCCGTCAGATTGGCGCGCACGCGCTTGCCCGCGTAGAACGTGGACTTGATGGCGGCTTGTCCATCGGGCGCGTCTTGGCGCAGTTGTTCGCCTTTGGCGCTGTACACCTCGGGGGCGAAGCGCGTCACGGCTCGGATGATGAACCAATCGACCGGAATGCCGGGCAACGGTTTTTTGCGGGCGCTATTGCGCTCGACGCCGACTTGGACATCGGGGTGCAGGCCGCCGAACAGACTTTGCGCAGCAGCCTGCGCAATAGCTTGCAGGTCGTTGCCGGCTTCGGGCGCCATGGCCAGAAGCGCGAAGAACTCCAGCGGATTGCCGGCCTTGAGCTTGTTGGCCTGGGGCGTCGCAAGCGCAAAATGGGTGAGAATGGCGATGTGATCGGAAATCATAGTAGTACCTTTAAAAGTGACTGAAAAAGTGCGCAACGCACCCTGAATACTACTCGCCCTTAACCTGGGCGTCAACGATATTTGAATATTTTTTGAATAACTTGGCGATCTGCGACGGCGTGCCGGGATCGACTAATTTGATGGACCGCGTGGGCGACCCGCGCGCGATGAGTTCGTCACGCGCGAAAGCGGGCAGCTTGTCGAACACCGTGCTGAGCGCTTTCGGCTCGAGTAGATCGGTGCGGCCCATGGCCAGCAACGTTAGCGTGACCTGCGCGTCGTCTTTCCACTTGCGCCGGCCGTCGGATGTCGTCACCTGCAAGCGCGCGTGGCCGGCCTGAGCCAGCAACTCGATGCGTTCTTCGACGTCTTCCCAGAAACCCTTGAAAGCGCTACGGGCCGCCCACAACTGCACGACTTCATCGTCTGTCATGCTGTGCAAACTACGCTCTCCGGTGTAAACGGCGAGCGCTGCAGCCGCAGCATTGTGCGTGCGCGGGCATATCGGCTTGGCGCGGCAATACCTGCACCAATCGCCGGCGTTGGGGTTCTGGCCCGTCGCGGCGTCCACTGCGGCCACCTCACGCCTGAGTTTGTTGCGCTCGGCCGGCAACCAGTCCGACGTGAACATCTCGGATTGGCCGGCCAATCCGATCACGCGCCGCGGCTGGAAAATGGCAACGCAAAGCTCGGCAGGTTCCAGCCCGAACGTCTCGGCCCCCGCAACCACATAGGCCGCCAACTGCTCGTTTGTGTTTTCGGCGTCGCCTACCGCGACGTCCTCGAAACCGTACTTGTAGTCGACCACGACTAGGCGCCGCAACTCCGGCAGCCACACCAGGCAATCGGCCGTGCCGAATAACTGCGGGTGAATCGACGGGATAGCTACGCGCTGCTCGATCGTGACGTGCGCCGCAGCCCCTGCCGGGATTAGCCCGCGAATGAACTCGACGTAAGCGCGCCCGTGCCGACGCATGTCCTCATTCCACGCCTCGGGCGTACGTCCTTTGAGATTGAGGCCTTCGGTGACGGGAATGTCCAGCGGATCACCAGGAAGCGCGCCGGGCAGCCCGAACGCTTGCCGCACATAAAACTCGGCCACCGAATGCGCGGCCGTCCCTTCGGCCGCGTAAGGCGAGGTCTTGTCGGCGAAGCCGGCAGAAAGCAAGACGCTATCGGGGCAGTTCTTCCAGCGCTTGCGCGCCGAGAACGACAATTTGGAATGCACGACGGCGGGATTTGACATGGCGGACTCACGTGGCGAATGAACCGCAATCATAACAGCCTATCACGCAAAAGTAAATAAACGGCGACGCGGGACGGTACGGACGACAACCCGGAAAGTACGGAGGATCCTCCGTAAAGTCCTCCGTAAAGCGTGTCCGAACGTCAATTCCATGACTAAACGTAATGGTGCGTTGCAGCGTAAAAATGTTGCTAATTGTAAGAATCGACCATTTTACGGACGACATTCCGTTGATGTTCCGTTAATCTTCCGTACTTCCTCCGTATTGTCCCTTATTTATATTCCTTCCTCCTACTCTACTCTAACCTATTGATATTATTATATTTATTATAGATAGATAGATAGTAATAGAGATAAGATAAGAGTGAGTACGGAGGATACGGAAGAGAATATAGGTAAAAAACTATCCAGGACGCAAAAGTGAATTTAGTAGGGGTACTAAATCCATTTTCGCATTACCGAGAAAGTGTGGCGACAAGTCTCCTCCGTTAAATGGTTTGTAAACTGTGCAATGGCTATCAGTTGGTCAGCATTCATAGTTTCCTTCTATTTTACTTTTAGCTAACATCCGGGCAATATGATCAGAAACCGCTGCGAACCACTCGCCGCGACTCACGGGGCAGGCATGCAAACGGACATTCGATTTACCCAGATCACAGCAACGAATTGTGAGCTGACCAAGACCTACACGCTGGTTACAAACGGTGTGCACAGCAGCGCCATCGCCCACATGACCGAAGGCCACGCCCGCATTCTGTCGCTACCCTCGATCAGCAATCTGGGCGCGGTCCTGGATCTGCTGCAGTCGAATCAGGCGATTACCTGCGGCGTCCCGGCCAAGGGCGACACCGCCCTGACCACGCGTGCTGGCGCAGATTTCCGTCCCGATGCGGTAGCGCGCACGAACGAGGCGTTTGTTTTCCCCTACGGCCCGGCGCTGTTCCCGATCGATGTCGATGTTGACGGCGACACGTTTCGCAGCGTGGACGACGTGCTGGACGCGCTGGAGGCCTGCTCGCCCTGGATGCGCAACATCTCGCGGGTTGCGCGGCCCTCGTCCTCGTCCTATGTAACCGGGCGTGGGCTGCGCGGTGTGCACGTTTACTTGCCCGTCAATCGCGGCGTAGATGTGCCACTTCTGGCCAAACGCATGCAGATCGAGCAATGGGCGGCCGGCCGCGGTTTTGTGCGCATCAGCAAATCGGGGGCGCTTTTGGTGCGCCAGCTATCAGACGCTATGGTTTACCAGCCCTCGCGGCTCATGTTTGAGGCGCCCCCGGTGCTGCACGACCTCGCGCGCGAGATCCCGCCCGAGGCGCGGTTCATCGAGCGGGCCCCGCAAGTCGTCGGCCAACCGGCCAAATATCGCACTCCTGACGGAATGCTGGACGTGCAACTGATGCCTGCCGTGCGCGAGTTGGACGAACGCCGCTTCGTGACCGCAGTGCGCGCCGCCAAGAATGCGCGTCGGCGCGAGGCCAAGACGGTTGCGATCGACTGGCAGAAGCAGAATGCCATTGCGGCCGGGCTGGATCCGGCCGAAGGCGAGCGCTTGGGCCTACTCGCCACGCGCGCGCTAGGCGACAAGGCGTTGCCGCGTAGCTGGTTGCTACGTATTGCCGGGCTGCCCGATCCGGTGTCGGTGGCCGATGTGCTGGCCAACCTGGACGCAGCACTCGGGCGCCACTGCGCCGACCCGTTCGACACGTTTCGCTTTGATCTGGCGGACAAGCACATGCACAAGGCTGAGATCGTGCGCATGGGCGACACGCCGGGCATCTGGTCGCATAAGCTGCAGGAATTCTTTGCGTTCACGGCGGCCGACGCCGCAGACTTGGCCAGCCCGCTGGATTTGGCGGCAGAGAAATTGTGCGGCCTGGTCGAGTATCCCGAACCGGCCGGCCGCAAGGCTGCGCCGTTTGTCAACGTCATGCACGGTCTGGAGCTGCTGCTGCGCGAAATCGACGCGCTGCCGCAATTTAACGTGTGCACGTCATCCGTCGAGGCTGAAGACGTGCCGCCGACCGGGCGTCTAGTCGAGGCGCTGTCTCGGATTGGTTGCGCTAACGTGACGCCCGGCACTGTCGAGCGCGCCGTGTCGGCGCTGGCCGAGATGCGCCGTGTCGACCCCTGGAAAGACAAGATTCTGAATTTACCCCCCTGGGACGGCCAGAAACGACTTGAGGGCGTGTTTTACGACGTGTTTGATGCCGAGGTAGCACCTCACGTTCCCAACGTCTCCTGCGCCCTTTTTGCAGGTATCGTCATGCGGCAGTTGCGCCCGGGCGTTCCGGCCCCCGTCATTCCCGTGTTAATCGGCGCGCAGAACTTAGGCAAAAGTCGCTTCGTGACCGAAGTGGCCCGCGCGCTGGGCTTTCCCCTGCCGGCTTCGATTGCGTTCGGCGATGATCGGCGCATGTCCATGGCCGCGTCGCGTTCAGTTATCTGCGAGCTGGCCGAGATGTCCGGCCTGTCTAAACGCGACGCCGACGATGTCAAGCGATGGGTCACGGATGACGTGGACGTGTACCGGCGTCCTTATGAAAAACAGGAAGAAGCGCACCCACGCCGGTTTGTCGCTTGCGGTTCGGCCAACAAGTACGAGATCAACCGCGATGAGACAGGCAACCGGCGCTTTGGCCCGATCTTCATTCGCGCCGCGATGGCGCCGCATTGGATGGTGGAACTGCCCCAGATATTCGCAGAGGCCAAGCAGCGTTTTTGCGAGAACGAGTCCGACTATTACGCGTTGATCCGTCGCGCCGCCGAGTCAGTCTATGAGTACAGCCAGGTGGCGATGAGCCGCGGCGAGGGCATCCCCGTGTCCGACCTGGACGAGCTGTTGCCGCCAATCCTCACTAAAGCCCTGAACCGCGATGGGCGCGGCCGCGTACAGGCCGCAGCCATCCGTCAAGCGCTCGACCAGATCGTGTCGGGACGGCGCTTTTCAGCCCAGGACGTCGCGCGCTGGCTGACTGCTCGCGGCTGGACTGCGGGCAAGGACGGACTCGGTATGCGGCATTACGTCGCCCCGTCAAATTTCGTTGACATAAACGAGAAAGTCACTATACTAGAACAACACAATCCATTTACAACGGGAGCAAAAGTAGCATGAAAAACGTCAAATATGAATTCGTTGAAGGCGACGAAAAGGTCATCGCCCCTGGCGTAGTCGTCAAGCGTATACGCGCTACGGTCGCTATTGCCGCGACACTATGGACGCCTGCAGGTGTCCGGCAACGCGTGGGTGTACGGCGACGCGCGGGTGTCCGGCAACGCGCAGGTGTACGGCAACGCGCGGGTGTCCGGCAACGCGTGGGTGTACGGCGACGCGCAGGTGTCCGGCAACGCGTGGGTGTACGGCGACGCGCAGGTGTCCGGCAACGCGCGGGTGTACGGCAACGCGCGGGTGTACGGCAACGCGCGGGTGTCCGGCGATGGTCTCATTTTCTGGGCCAGCAAGGTCGGCAGCGAAAACGGGACGCTGACCGTCTACAACGCCGAGGGCGACATGCTCGAGGTCACGCGTGGATGCTTCCGCGGGACGGTCGAGCAGTTCCTCGCAGCAAGTGCGAAAAAACACGATAGTCGCACCCAGCATGAGTACAGATTGTTGATCGAGGTCGCGCGCTCGCGCATCGAAGCCGCACGCGAGACCACCGAATTGCCGGAACAGCCATGACTCGCTACACCGCCGAAGGCCTACCCGACGAAAACTGGACAGTCGAGGAAGCGAGCCGTTTCTTGACCTGTCCGCAACCCGTCGCGCTTGACCTACTTTCCAAGTTGGGCCGCGACTGCAGCATGGTGTGTCGGATCCACAATCTGCCTTGGACAGTGCGCGCCACGCCGAACAAGCCGTGGGGCACCGAACGCGCCTACCCGTTCGTCGTCATCCGCGAAGTGTTTGAGTTGAACCCGGACACGGCGCCTTACATACCGAGGGGCACAACGTGAATTGGTTTTGGTACGCGTTTTACGCGGGGCTTTTCGCTTGGTTCGTATTGTGCGTTTTGCTGCCGTGACGTCATGCTCGAGCGCTGCATCCAGACCGGCAAGATCGTGTTCGCTACGCGTGCGAAAGCCGAAGCGCGCGTAAAGGCGATCGCACGCGACAAGCATTCACGCGACAGCTTGGGCAATTACGGCTCGGGCAAGCTGTGCGCATATCACTGTCGGTTCTGTGGCCAGTTTCATACGGGACATCTGCAAACTAAACGCAAGAAACCTGTTAAGATACGTTTTGAATTCATAGACGAGTAGTTTACCTATGCCTAGACTTACGCCGCGCTGGTATCAGGCCGAGTGCGTAGACGCTGTTATTGACGCCATCCAGACCGCAGCAAACGTGCACCCGCTGGCTGCCGTCGTGACAGGCGGCGGCAAGGCGCTCATCAACGCCATGCTGATCGAGCGCTTACTGCAGCTGCAGCCATCGGCGCGCATCCTGTCGCTGGCGCCGTCGATGGAGCTAGTCCGGCAAAACGCGGACGAGGCCGTCGGTTTCTGGGGCGCGCAATTAGCCGGCCGCCTCGGTATCTATTGCGCCGGCCTGAACATGAAAGACAAGCTGTCGCAGATCATCATCGGTTCGCCGCAGTCGGTCTCGCGCCAGGTCAAGCGTTTCGGGCCGATCGACTATGTGATCGTCGACGAGGCGCACACATTTAACATCGACTTGAAGACGGCGGCGGTCATCGTCAAGGGTTTCCAAGAACTAAATCCGAAAGTGCGGTTTATTGGCATGACCGCGACGCCCTTCATGATGAAGGGTTTGAAAGTCGTACCGTTGACGCAGTGCGGGCTGTTCTCGTCGCTCGTGTATGATCTGACGAGCGGCCGGCACTTCAATCGGCTTGTACGCGAAGGTCACATCGCACCGATTGTGGCGCCTTCGATCCGTTTCCCGCAGATCGACACGTCGGCCGTCAAGACCAAGGGCGGTGACTTCGACGAGGCCGCGCTCGCCATCGAGGCGATGAAAGTCACGCGCGAGTGCGTTGCCGTCGCGCTCGAGAACGCGGCCGAGCGCAAGCATTTCATGTGGTTTGCCGTCAACATCGAACATGCGCGCATGATTCACGCGGCGCTGATGGACGCCGGCGAATCGGCCGTCATTATCCACGGCGAGCTGGAAAAGGGTGAGCGCGTCGCGGGCGTAGCCGAATACCTATCCAAGAAGCACCGGCATATCGTGTCGGTGGCCATGCTGACGACGGGCTTTAACGCTAAGTTTGTCGATTGCCTCGTACCGCTGCGTCCGACGCGCTCGCTCGTACTATGGCGGCAGATCATAGGTCGCGGCCTACGTCCTTACGATGGTAAAGACAATTGCTTGGTGCTGGACGCCGGCGGCAACTTTGCGCGGCACGGCCCGGTCAATGCCGAGATCGCCGCCGGCGATTCGCGCGCCGGCCTGTGGGAATGCACCGACCAAGTCGTCGTGTCACCTTACACACCCCGCGGCCCGGACGGCGCGCCGCTGCCTGTAGGCGCGCGTGAACGTTCAGGCATCCGCTTTCCGGTCAATACCGTGGCGCCCGAACCCGACATGCGCGTCGCGCTTGCTCTTATGGCGCCCGACGCGCCAGGCTGCGGTTACTTGAACGACGCCGAGCATCTGTTGTGCCGCCAATGCGGGCGCCCGCGTCAGGGTTTTCTGGCGTTGCGTCAGCGTCGCGAGGCAGCCAAGCGCGGCATTGGCGACGGCGACTCGTACGAGATCCACGACGAGGAAAGCGTAATCCTGCGCGATGAGGCCTGCCGCGAGACTCGCACGATGGAAGTGCGCAGCATGACGATCGGCGCGCACGGTAACAGCGTGCTGGACTTTCAGTACGAGACGGATTTCGGCAGCTACTCGTTGCGCCTGGATTTTGACCGTTCGACCGCCGATAACAAATTCTTCGCCCAGGCGCGTAAATACTACGAGCTGGCCACAGGCAAGAAACTGCCCGGCGAGGCGTACCGCGTGCTGCTCATGCGCGAACTTTTCCCTACGCCGCTTGACATTACATTGACAAAGTACGAAGATAACCGTATATTCTTGACTGAAATTCGATTTGTTCGGGATGAACAAATGTTTAGTTTCAAGTATGACCCTCAATACTGATAGGGACGAAAGCATGAAAAATTGGACTTTTGGGCAAATCCTGAACTTGCTGGGCTGCGCCGCACTTGGCTGGTGCATTGCGGACATCATCCGCTTTCTGTTCAAGAAATGAGCCACCTATTACTGCAGGGCGACTGTTTGGATCTGATGCAGTTGCTGCCCGATGCGAGCGTCGACATGATTCTGTGCGATTTGCCGTATGGAACCACGCAAAACAAATGGGATAGCGTGATACCACTAGCCCAACTTTGGGCCGAATACTGGCGCGTCGCCAAATCGGCGGCGGCCGTCGTTCTGACTGCGCAAACTCCCTTTGACAAAGTCCTCGGGGTGTCGTGCCTCGAGCGCCTACGGTACGAGTGGATTTGGGAGAAGACGGCAGCGACCGGTTTCTTAAATGCTAAAAAATCGCCGCTCAAGGCGCACGAAAACGTGCTGGTTTTTTACCGCCAGCCGCCGACTTATAACCCCCAAATGACCTCGGGGCACACAATCAAGCGTGTTCGGGCTTCCTATGCCAATCATGGAGACAGCTACGGAAAAACAGCTTCCGTTCGGCCGCCTTACGAATCCACCGCAAGGCATCCGCGCAGCGTCCAGAAAATCGCAAAGGACAACAGGATGCTGAAACAACACCCCACACAGAAGCCCGTCGCCCTGATGGAATACCTGATCCGCACCTATACGAACCCCGGCGACGTGGTGCTAGACAATTGCATGGGCAGCGGCAGCACGGGCGTGGCGTGTGCACAAACCGATCGATTCTTTGTCGGAATGGAACGCGACGAAAGTTATTTTAAAATAGCTAAAGAACGAGTAGAGTCTGCTTATAAATTAGCTAAGCAGAACGACAAATGAACGAACTCGATAACGCCGTCGCGCTGGACTTCGAAACGGCCAGCAAGTGCGACTTACCCGAGACCGGCCTGGGCCGCTATCTGGTCGACCCGACCACGCGTCCGACGTGCCTCACGTTTCGGCTACCGGGCATGGCCGTCACGGATTTGTGGGAATTCGGCAAGCCCTTTCCGTCGCAGATCATGCGAGCTATCGAGCGCGGCGCGCATTTCTGGGCGCACAACGCGCCTTTCGACTTTCATATCTGGAATGAAGTGCTGTCGGCTTTTGTGCCAGATCTGCCGCGTGTGCGCATCGAGCAGGTGCGTTGCAGCGCGGCGCGGGCGCGCTACAACGGCCTGCCCGGGTCGCTGGAAGGCGCCTGCGACGCGTTGGGCCTGCCGATCCGCAAGGATACCGAAGGCAAGCGCGTAATGCTTCAGCTGGCCGCGCACCCCGAATGGACGCCCCAGACCCATCCGCAGGAATACGCGCGCAAGTACAGCTACGCGATCACAGACACCGATGCCATGATCGGGCTGATCGGCGCGACCGTGCCGCTGCCGCCGCGTGAACAAGCGTTCTTCGAGATGGACATGCGCATCAACGCGCGCGGGTTCGGCGTGGATGTCGAGGTGGCGCGGGCCATGGAGGAACTGAAAACGCTCGCGCAGGCGCAGCTCGATTATCAGATGACGGTACTGACTCGCGGCGGCGTCTTGGCCGTGACTGAGGTGGCCAAGATCAAGGAATTCGCTGGCAATTTCGATCAGGAACTGGATGACGCGAGCCGCGAAACGCTCAAAGGCATGACGGCTCGCGAGGATTTGCCTGACGATTTGCGCCAAGTGTTGCTACTGCGCCTGGATGCTTCGCGCGCGCCGAAGAAATCGGCGGCCATCCTGCGCGCGCACGTAGGCGGCCGCCTGCAGCACAGCACGGTCTACCACGGCGCGCTGTCGGGCCGTTCGACCGCCCGCGGCGCGGGCGGCGCGCAAACGCTCAATTACGCGCGCCCCCGGCGCGAGATGGACGACGCCGAGTGCGCCGCCATGATCGCGGCCATCAAGCGCAAAGATGTCGAGTTTTTGTCCTCGCCTGAGCGCGGGCCGCTTCTGGCCGCGCTGGCCGACGCGCAGCGCTCGCTACACCGCGCGACGTGGCCGGGCCACGTGCTAGTCGACGCAGACTTGTCAGGCATTGAAGCGCGCATAGCGCCCTGGCTGGCCGATGACGAAGAGAAACTCACCGATTTCGAGAACGGCATCGACTCGTACAAGAAGTCGGCCATGACGATTTATCCTGGCGTCGAGTACGAGCACGTCACCAAGGCGCAGCGCCAGATCGGCAAGGTCGCAGATTTGGCACTCGGTTTCGGGGGCGGCGACGGCGCGTTTACCAGCATGGCGGCCAATTACGGCGTGCACTTGCTGCCCGAGCAAGTCTCGGAGATCGTGTTTAACTGGCGCGCAGGCCGCCCTGCATTCGAGCGCTGGTGGAGCGCGCTGGAATACGCCGTACTCATCGCGCTGGATCCGATGCAGCACGGCCGTCCTGTCGACGTGCCGATCGGGCGCGGCCACTGCGCCAAGGCGTCATTCGTCAAGGAAGGCCCGGCGCTGCGCATGGTGCTGCCTTCCGGGCGCGCCATCAGCTACCACAACGCACGTTTGCATCTCGAGCCGGGCGCGAGCGTACCGACGGCGGTCTACGATAAGCCCGAGGGATACGTCGAGACGCTGGATCGCAAGATACTGTCCAACAACATGACCCAGGGCCTGGCGCGCGATCACTTCTGGGAGATCATGCTGGACGTGGACAGGGTCGAGGCGATCGTGCATCACATCTACGACCAGGTCGTGCTGGAAGTGCCGGCCGAGCGCGCCGAGTTGCGCCTGCAACAACTCATCGAACGCATGCGCATCGTACCGCGGTGGGCGCCAGGGCTGCCGCTGGACGCGGCGGGCTACACCGCACCGATTTGGAGGAAAGACTGATGGCCGCCCATTTCAACTGCCCGCTTTGTGGCGTGGTGCCTGAGCTGTTCCAGATCGGCGAGGCGGAGTTTGGCGCGCGCTGCCGGCGCGCGACGGCCTACCTAGGCACCTGCATGATGGAATACGCGTTCGGCGACACCGAGGCGGCCACTTGGGCGGCGTGGGGCGACAAGGCCGTGTACATCGCAGGGCTATCGTCCAAGACGCGGATTAAATCCGCTTGACACTGCGCGCCCTTACAATTTACACTTAGGGCAGTTTACATTTAGGAGTTATACATATGAACGCCCCCGTCGATTACATGACGCTGCCGCTGGAGAAATTCACCATCCGCGATCTGACGGATGCCATTGGCATCGCCGAGTCGGCGCGCGTTCTGGATACCAGCACGCGCGCGATCTACACGCAGCGCAACACGCGCCGCATCAGCGTCGACCGTATGCAAAAACTGGTCGCGCACCTGCGCACGAACGAGCGGCACTACCGCGAGCGCCTGGCCATCAAACGTGACATGCAGGCGCGGGCCGCCGCGACGGTTCAAGTGCTCGCACAAGCCTGACGATTTCACAACCTGACAGAGGAACAGACATGAAGTTGATTTTCGACAACACGACCGAATTGGTCGAATTTCTGGATGTCATGGCAAATCGCGCCGTGCGTCATTATCTGGACACGTGCTTTGGGGGCGACCTGCACACACCGACGCCCGAAGCGCAACCCGAAGACACGGCCGGCCCGGCGCCAAAAGGTATGGAAGGGGCTGATGAAGAACCCATACCATACGCGGCCGCCAGCGAGCAAGCACCGCGGCGCAAACGTCGTACGAAAGCCGAAATGGCCACCGTTGCGCAAGCTGAGTTGACGGCTGATGTGCAAAGTGCTCAACCTGAGGCGCAAGCCGCTGCCGTAGCTGACGTAACGGTCACCGCGCACGGCGCGACGCTGGACGGAACGATGATCACCGATATCCAGATCGTGCGACGCGCTCAAGAACTGGGTGAAGTCGACCCGGCCAAGCACCTGAATGACGCGCGCGCGTTCATCGCCGCGCACGGTCTGACGGCCTATCTGCAGACGCAGCAAATGGCCAAAGTGAGCGAGAATGCCGTGACGTACACGCCAGAGGAACGCGCGCGCCACACGGCCGCCATGCAACTCTTCGAGTTCATGAAGACCGGCGAAGGCACTGCGGCAGCGTAAATAAAAAAGCCCGGCTAGCCCGGGCTTTTTTTTTACGTCATGTGCGACATGCAGTCGGCTGCGAGCTTGTCGAGCGTGTCGAACGCCAACTTGATCGGGTCGGCGTCCTCGGCGCGCGCTTTGCGCTGCACGCTGTAGGCAATCGCTGCGGCTTGCGCCGGCGGCTTGCCGACTCCGATCTCTTTACCGATATTCTCGGATCGGGCTTTGTCCGATTTCCCTTCGATGAGCGGCATGGTGCGCATTCCTTCAGCAATGGATGGATGCAATTTGTTGGGCAGCTTCGCGTCTGGTGCGAAGCGCGCCCACTTGTAGGCAGTATGCTCGTCGTTTAGCCGCGGCGTCCATTGCGAATCGGCTACGGCACCGTAACAAGTGAAACCGTCTTTGGTCGTCCAGAGTGGCGTAAGCGGCCCGTCGTAGGACAAGCCGCATTCTTCGCTGAATTCGCGCCGGGCCGCGTCCTGCGCCGTCTCGCCCGGTTCGATGCCGCCGCCAGGAAAACCCCAGGCACGTGGGGCGTCCTGGGCGTGCGCGCTGCGCTTGAGCAGCAGGACGTGGCCGTCGTGCACAAAGAGTATGCCGGCGGCGCGGGCCATCAGTTGGGCGCCGGCGAGATCCGACCGAACACGAGCTGCACGACGGCGGGTTGCAGAATTTTCTTGCCGTCGGGCGCCTTGTAAGTGCGCATGTAGCCGCTCGAGAGCGTGTAGCGTCGGCCAAGCGCGGGCACTTGCACCGTCCAGTCCTGCTGCAATTTCGTGCGGTTGGCCACTTCGTAGTTCCAGATGTTCTCGAAGAGAATCAGCGACGGGCTGTCGGCCTGGACGGTGACCGTGAACGGGATTTCGTTGAACACGAAGCCTGCCGAGAGTTTGCCGTCGATGCCCATGGAATACTCGCCGTTCTCGACTTCGGCAAATCCGTAGGCGTCGTCGGCGGCGAAACCCTGGATGCGCTGCGCGCTCGGGTAAAGCGCTTCGACAGTCGCCGTGATGACGGCGTTGGCAGTGGTAAGCGTACCGGCCATAGTGGTTTCTCCTTAGATGACGGCGCGCGAGTTGACGGTAAGTTGCTGGATGCTGCCGCCGTCCGTCCACCACAGCTGCGCGCTGGGGGTCGTGCGGTTCTGGCGCGCCTGGGCGACATTGGCCGGGTCGCCGATGAGGTAGTAGAAACCCTGGGTTTGCAGCGTGCTGGCGATGTCCTTGCCGGCCTGGTTGTTGACTTGAGCAATCTGCGAGGCCGAGAGAGTGACGCCCGTGCGGATGATGCCGGAAGTGAGCGCAGCTTGCAGCACCGTCAGCGCAGCGGCATACAGCAACTCGTAGCCGTCGGCGTTGTACGGGATCGAGTTGTAGGCCAGCATGGCCTCGAAACTCGCACGCTGCAGTTCGCTGTTCAGGTAGATCTGGTCGAGGTACGTATCCGACCACAAGTATTGGCCCGACACCGCGCCGTTGTACATGATGGCGTAGGTGTTTGCCTTGTTGGCGTAGGCACCGTAATACGTGTAGTGATTCGAGATCAGCGCATTGGCCGTGGCCAGATCGGTCACCTTGGGCACGAGGGCGGCGGCCGACTGACGGAACGCCAGGTCAGTGCGGCCGTTCACCACGTTGTAGTTGATCGAGGCGGCATAACCCATCACGAGGCCAGCGTCGTCGATGCCACCGTACAGCGGCAGCGTGCCTTGCTGGGGTATAGCAAACACGACGGCGCCGAACGATGCGGAGTTGTTGGCGACGATGCTGGCCGCTTCCATGTCGTACGCGACGTACAGGAAGTCCGAGTTCTGGCCGCTGTTCCAGGTCGCGAACGCTTCACGGTCGGCGATGACGGCAGCCCAGGCAGTCGTGAAACAGCCCCAGTTGATGGTGCTGGCGGTCAGGCGCGTCATGGCCGTGGCCGGCGTATCGGCGGCGACACCGTTTTGCATGACGGCGCCCGAGGCAGCGGCAAGCAGCACGTCGGGGGCGAGCGTGCCGGTTACCGCCGAGACAGTCGCCGTGGTACCCGTGGCCGTGGTCTCCAGGAGGAACCGCCCGCGCGTGGCGTCGTACGTGATGGCGAAGTCCGGACTCGTGAAGCCGGCCGTCATCAGCGTGGCCGCATCGGCGAAATCCGTCGCGGTCGACAGATTGATCGTGCTGGACGTGAACGTCGCGCTGGTCGTGACGATGAGCGTGCCGCTGTACGTCTTGAGTTGCGCCAGGGTGATATTGCCCAGCTGCGCGCCGAACACCGTCGCGGGCAGCGCGTTCAGCGCGTAGGCGCCGAAGATCAGCACGTACGGCAGCTGGCCGCCGTTGATGATGCCCGGAAAATAGTTGTTGGCCGCCGTGGTTTCCGGTGCCGTCGGCCCGAACCAGTTGGAAACGTCGCCCGCGGTGTAGAAATAGAGCGGTGCGCCGGCGGGAACGGACGTGTCTTGCGTCATCACTACGCCGGAAAGCGCGCCCGCTGCGCCCCCGCCGCCGATGACACCCTTCACGATCGAGGTAATCTGACTGATGGGGATTGTGGACATACCCGATTCCTTTCCGGTAGGCGCGCTATGCACGCAAGTTTATGCCTATGACGGCCTGCCCAATCATAGCATCTACCTAACCGGGCGCGCAATCAAACCGGCAGATCGTCCGCCGGCGGATGGATCGTGATGACGCCCGCGCCACTGAAGAAGTCTTGCGGCAACGACACGGTCTGGTCGAACTGGACGTACAACTTGGTCATGAAGCGTTGCTCGTACTGGTCTTCGCTGTTGACGATGTTCAACTGCTGCACTTCGTCGGCGTAGAGCGGCGTGAACGGCAGCGCGTTCAGCGTAGCGTAATCAGCCACCCAGGGCGATTTCCAGGCAGCGGACAGCATGTCGGCCCATACCGGGCCGTTCGCGCCGAAGCAGTCGACCTGGTAGTAATACGTGCGGTGCTGCCCGATGATCTGCAAGCCATTGACCGAGTCGTAGTCCCTGCGCCCTTGATCCTGACCTACGCGAATGCCGGGCGAGATGACGATGTACGACACGCCGGCTGGCGTGGCCGTCATGTTCTGAAAGCCCTTGAAAATGGGCGGCAGCACCGCCGGTGCAGGCGCGAAGAACTGCGTGACAGTCTGCCACACCGCGTCGAATACCTGATCTTCGGGGATGCCTAGCGCGGCGGTCATGGGTTTGCCCCGTTTTGGATCTGCGCGAGCAGCTGCGCGATGTTTGCTGCGTTCAATTGGCGAGTGACCTCAAAGCAGCACCAATCGGTCCACCATTCCAGCACTTGGCTGATGTAGTACCAGGACGGCGACGTGTCCGAGTTGCGCGTGAACGTCACCACGTCGCCGCCGTCGCCCGTCGGGCGCTCGATGTCGGAGAAATTTCCGAATGCGTAAATGGTCAGGAAACTGTTAGACCATTGCAGATTGACCTCGTGCCGAATCGGGTTGTGCTTCTGCGCCTGCACCTGCAGATACGCGGGCACTGCGGTAAACGTCGGCGTGAGAATCCCACGCACGTTCGTATTGCCCGTGGAAATATAAACGGTGCCCGAGATGTCCTCGTTGACCGTCTGGATGGCGCCGCGCACCGTGCCGTGCATGTTGAACGTCATGACTTGGCCACTTGAGTCTGGAAGTCGATCGAGTTAAGCAGGTGCGAAGTCAAGACAAGCCCATGATTGAAACCCTTGAACGCGGCCCAGGCTTTCGCATTGTCCGCAGGCCAGTCGCGGATCTCTTGCTGGATGTCTTCGCGCATGATCTGCCCGACCGTATTGGCCGCCGTCAGCAACGGCACGCCGGCCGCGGCCAGCTTCGTAAATGCGCGCGCCCAGTCGCGGCCGTTCTTGCTCACGGCTTGGCCGATAAACGGCCGCGGATGATTCTGGCCGAAGCCGTAGTGCAGCGCGCGTGCGATAACCGCCACCGGCATGCCGGCGCGCCGGTCGGACACTTGTTCACCGGTGCGCGCGTCGGTGAGCATGTCGGCCGGGTATGTCGCGCCCGCAAGGACGCCCGCCTTGACTTCCAGGCTTGTATAGCGCTTGAATGCGCTGCGCTTGAGCCCGCGGCGCGACACGCTCATACGCCGCCCGGGATGCTGACCGGCGGTATGCCGAAGGCCTTGGAGTAACCCACGCCGGAGCCGCCGATAGGCGAGTAAATGAACGAACGGAACTGCGCCGTGGCGGCCCAATACTGCGCGCCGTATTTCGTCTGGTTCCAGTACGCTTGGCTGGCCGTGGCCGTCGAACCCACGTTGTATTCAAACGCCGTGGTGACGGTGCCCTGCGTGGCCGAGCTGATACGCCCAGGGGGCGTGTTGTCGGTCGTGCCATCCGGGCGCACCGTCGGGTTCGTACCCATGAGCAACAGCAAGTGCGCCACGATGAGATAGAACAGCTCGGTGCGGTAGTTCACATCCATCACGGGCGAGTTGTCCGTGTTGTCCAGCATCGTGTATTGGGCGATGTTGAACTGTGACTGCAGGCGTGCACTTGGAACGCTTGCGAACTCGGGATAGGCCGCCGCGAAGGCTACAGGGTCGAACGTGACTACAGCCATAGTGGTCGGCCTTTCAGGATGCGTTTAGGCGCCTTCGCCCGGGTCGCGCGACCCTTCGACTTGAATGGCCACGCCGGTGCGCACGCGCTCGCTCGGGTTGTTGGGGTCGATGGGATTGTAGCCCACATCGAGGTCTTTGCGCTCGGCGGCTTTGGCCTGCGCGCTCTTGTCGTCACCCGAGACAAATACCGATTCGTTGTGCAGCCAACGCGCGTTCGGCTTGTCTTTGAAGTGCGCGACGATGGCGTCCCAGGTCGAAGTCTTGACCGACGTCATACCATGACCGGCCACCGCATACGCGGAAGTCGAACCGTGCAGAAACTGCTCGAGAACGACCGAACCCGCCTCGTTCAACACGCGAATGTTCAAGCCTTGCGGGATGCGGCAGGCGATCTTGACGTATTCAGCCGAGCGCTTGACGGATTGCGATTTGGTTGCCATGGGTGTTTCTCCGAAATTTAAGGCCATCAGATCAGACTGCGAAACGTTCGCATAAGGCAGCGGTTAGTAGAAACACTCTCCGGGAGCATCTGGCGGTGCCAACCCGCCATCGCTTCGCAGTCTGATCGGATGGCCCTGCGCAAGGCTGCGCAAGTCAGGTAAGAATATAGCACAAACTGCATTACACGCAAAGAACAAAGCCCGCACGAAGCGGGCTTTGCGTAGCTTGCAGGCTGTATGGCGCTTGGCGGGTTAGACGCCGAGGGTTTGGGACATGGCGAACGGACGGTACACCACGGCGCCCCACGTACCTGCCGATTTCTTCTGACGGAAGTACGAAGAGTACCGCTCGACGGCGTGCGCGCGCATTTTTTCGGTGAACGCACATTCGGCCACGGGCGTGCCTTCAACTTCACGCGCCCAGAGCTGCACGAGTCGCCCGGACGCGGTGTCGTATTCCGGCACTTCGACGATTTCCAGGTTCTTCCAGACTTCCTTGAGCAGCTTCATCGCCGACAAACCGTACTGGTTCGTGCGGTTCAGGTCGGCGGCGGCCGACGGAGGCATGCCCAGCGCCAGGTCGTCATCGTTGCGGATGACGCCCTGCGAGGTCTGAACGACGGCCTTCCACAGATCGGTATTGATCGCGTTGAAGATTTCGTCGGGAGTCGCGGTCGCCCAGTTGGCCGAAGCGGTCGAAGCGGCCGGCAAGCGCGGGTCGTTCGTCAAGCCGTAGTTCTGCAGGCCAGCGATGCCGTACAGGTACGAGGCGTTCAGGAACTTGGCGATACCCAGGGCGGAAGCGTAATTCAGCTGGCTGGCCAGGTCGACACGGCCGGCGCCGGCCATTTCAAGTTCGCGTTCACCCCAGCGCGTCCAGGTCTGGAAGAAATACGATTGGCGTTGCGGGTAGTTCACGTTCGTGCCGGACGAACCTTCGGCCGAATAGTCGCCGTAGGTGGCGACTTTCACCGTCGGCTCGGCCTGGATGAACGCGGCTACCAGCGTGGTCCAATCGCCTTTCTTGGTCTCGCCCACCAGCGTAGCAGCCGCCATGGGGGCGACGATGGTCTCGATGACCTTCGGGTCGACGTAGGTCGTCAGGAACGACGGGATGGCGCCGTTCGTGCTGCCGATCTGGGTCGGCGCCAGACTGGCCGCGTCCATGGCGTACTGCGTACGCGGGGTGGACACGTTCTGCACCGTGTTGGGCAGCACGATCCCGGCGCGGGTCAGCTGGGCGATAAGTTGCGAGTCACGCATGTCAGTTTCTCCTTATGTTCAGCTGACGGTTACTGACCGAAGCCGGCCGAGATGATGACAGTCGTGTTCACCGTGGCCGTCTCGGACATGAGGATGTAGCCGGTGTTGACGGTCGTGGACGGGGGCGACGTGGGCGCGCCCACGATGGTGTGGCCGGTCAAGACGTCCCACCACACCTGTGCGCCGCGGACGGGCGTGCCGTTGATGACGTCCACATTGACCCAGAAATCGCCGAAGCGGAACAGGGCAACCGGTTCGCCCGGCTGGATGGTCATGCCCGACTCGGCCAGGTAGGTCACGATCTGGCCGTTGAACTCGCGATGCACGAAGCCGACACGGCTCGGATCCGACGGCGCGGCGACCAGCGTGGACGACACGGTGCCGGTCGAGTTCAGCGAGCCGAACTGGCCGATCTTGACGCCATTGGTGTCGGCGATCATGAGTCCGGTGCTGGTCAGCTGATACTGCATGGGGTTGCTGGAGGCGAAGTCGCCGGGGATCGCTTCGGCGGGCTGAATGTAGACTTGGTTCTGGAACATGGTTTTCCTCGTTCGTCAGGGTTTGTCCGCTAGGCGTTAGCCCTGGACGCGGATCTTGCTCACCAGGCCCGTCAGGCGGTTCTGGGTCTGGTCTTTCATCGCGCCGTCGTTGGCCATGGTGGCCACATCGCGCGACACGGCGCCGCGGCCGGCCGCATGGGCGCGGCTGTAGCCGTACCAGGCCGCTTTCTCGCCTCCGCGCGGGATCTCGCCATCGGGCACGCCCGACTGAATCAGCGCGGCGCGATACACGTCCGCAGCGCTGTCCATGGCCAGATCGGGCCCCAGGACGTAGCGTACGTCTTCCTTGGCGCGCGACAGCGCTTCGACTCGGGCGCGCTCACGCTTGAGCGCATCAGCCACGGCGGTATTGACAATACGCACGGTACGCGCGTCCATGGCGCCGATGACCTGCGCGGGCTGCTCGTTGGCGCCGCGGGCCGGCGTGCCGCCGTTGGGCGCGGTCGGCATCGGGGGCTTCACGCCGCCGTTCTCGCCGCCCAACTCCTGCATTTCGGTGTCTTGCGCGCCCTTGACGGCAGGCTCGAGTTCCATGTCGCGGGCGCGGTCGGCGCCCGACGCCTCGCGGGCTTCGCGTTCCATGCGCGCTTCGTCGGTCTCGGACTCGGCGTCGCGGGCGCGGTCGTCGGCATCCGGTTCGTCGCCTTCCTGCGGCTGCATGCCCATCGGCTCGTTGTCCTCGCCTTCGCCGGCCGGCGCGTTGACGCCACCCGAGATCTTGGCATGAATGTCCTGCAGCACGACGCCGATTTGCTTGAGCGCCTGGCCGATCATGGCCATGTTGGCCTGCTCGTTCTGTTCGCCGGCAGGGCTACCCGGCGCGGGCCGGGCTTCGGGCGCCTTCGCGCCGGGTTGTTCGAGAGGCATAGCTTGCGCTCCTTGCGTGGGTGAGTCGGAGTTTCGCGGCGCTTGCAAGGCCGCATCGGCAACGTGCGCGCCGGTTGCGCGCCCGTCGTCAACCAAAGCGACGTGATTACCTTGAACATTGGTCATCACGCCATCGTATTTTTTGCCGCCGGCCTCGCCAGGTCGCATGACGGGCTTGTAGCGGTACGAGCAGGATAGATCGCTCAACGCGTCGGACTCGATGAGGTCGATTGCCTCGCCGTCCCATACCAGCAGATCGCCGCGCAGCCGTTTACCGTCGAATTCGACGTTGTGCACCGAGCCGCCGATGTACTCCTTGCGCGGTTCGTCGGCGGTCTGCGCGATGTGCTTTATCATCAGCGGCAACCCTTCAAACGATGACGCGCCGGCGCCCAGCGCCTCGGGATCGCGGTACAGCTCGTACACCTGTTCGGGCCGCAGACCTAGCTTGTCGGCGTCCGGGATTTCCCGACCATAATACGGGTTTACCTCGGCCACGCTCAGAATGCAGTTCTTGACGCGCATGCGGCCATCTGCGTCGCGGGTGCGCGCGGTCTGGCGATCAAACGCAAAAAAGGCTTTCGGCATGGCGGCATGGGGTAAGTTTGTGCAATAGTAACGCGCCGGTTAGGAATACGCAATCAAGCGCGAAATGCCATAGCGAAATTCAATGGAGAGTCTGGCCGCGTATGTTAAGATATGGGTTACATACACGTAAGGAGTCTCACATGCTCACAATCCCCGCCCACAAACTCAAAGCCGCGCTGACGCACTCTGCCGTTCGTGACATTCGCTACTACCTCAATGGCGTTTACCTGGAGGCTGCCGAGTCCGGCGATTTGCACATCATCGCAACGGATGGACACCGTATGCTCTGCGGGCGCATTCCGGACGGCGCGGCGAATGCCCCGGATTTCAAGTCGGTCGTTATCCCGAGCGAAACTGTCAAACTGGCCGTGAGAGGCAAAGGCGATGTGGAATTGGCTTGGGCTGCCGGCGTTTGGCGTTTAGGTACGTATCTGTTCAAACCGGTCGACGGTGTGTTTCCGCCCTGGCGCCGCGTCATTCCGACGCTCGATCCGGCCGCGCCGCCGACGGATTGGGACTATACGTACCTGGATTCCGCACAAACAGCGCTCCGGCTATGGACGGGACACAAAACAATGACTGTCCGCAAGCTGGATTGCGAAGGCAATTCCTGCGTCGTGGCTTGCTTCGATCCCGACGTGTTTTGCATCGTTATGGCGTTGTGGAATCACGGCGCGACAGTTATCGAACCGCCGTTCACACCTGCGGCGGCTCGCCAATGAGCGCGTATTACAACGAAATCGAACCCTTTGCAGCCCAATGGCTGCGCAACCTGATCGCGGCGGGGCACATCGCCCCAGGCGACGTGGATGAACGGAGCATAGAAGATGTACGACCCGACGACTTGCGCGGATACGCCCAATGCCATTTCTTTGCCGGCGTCGGCGTCTGGTCCTACGCCCTGCGACTCGCCGGCTGGCCCGATGACCGGCCTGTTTGGACGGGTTCCTGTCCGTGCCAACCTTTCAGCGCGGCAGGTAAAGGCGCTGGGTTTGCTGACGAGCGGCACCTTTGGCCGCACTTCCATTGGCTCATCCAGGAGTGCCGCCCTCCAGTCATCTTTGGAGAGCAGGTTGAAGCAGCGATTAAACACGGCTGGCTCGACCTTGTTCTAGATGACCTGGAAGGAAGTGGCTACGCCTTCGGGGCGACAGGTATCCCTGCTGCGGGCGTCGGTGCACCGCATCCCCGCCACCGACTTTACTTCGTGGCCGACAGCAGCAGCCAGGGATTACAGGAGCGAATCGGCGACGGACGAATTCAACAAGAAACGTTGGGAGCATCCCCGCGGCAAACCGCTGTCGGCAGTTGCCGCCTTAGCCGGCTGGCCGACCTGCACGGCGACGGACGCTCACAGGGGCGCGAAGGCCGCGCGCCCTTGGGACACCGGCCGACCGCTCAACCAGATTGTGGCTCTGGCCGCGTGGAATACACCAGCAGCCTCGGATGGAATGGGCGGAAAGCGCCCGCATCCGGACACATCGATGACGGGGCAACACCCCGACGGGCGCAAGATAAACATGGGGTTGCCCTCTCAGGTGCACCTGGGCTTCATCAACACGGAGCCGGCCCGATTAACGGCTTCTGGCGAGATGCTGATTGGCTCTTCTGCCGGGATGGAAAGTGGCGGCCAGTTGAACCCGGCACATTCCCGCTGGCTCATGGGGCTCCCGCCCGAGTGGGACGCCTGCGCGCCTACGGCAATGCCATCAACGCGCAAACTGCGCGCGTCTTCATCGAAACGGTAATGGCAGGCACGCCTTGAGCCTGAACGCGCCCGGGAAACCGGGTACCGGTTCCAGCTTGTCCGGATCGAACCCGGTCGGCATGCGGCCCAAACCGGGAATGATCGAACGCCCCGTGCAGCGGCAGTTGATCGCCTCGCCGGGCAGCACGTACCCAAACCCATCGCCAAAGTCGATACCGACGTTGATGTCGTAATACCAATTTTCGCGGCTGGCGCGCAGATGCTCGGGCCGCGGCTCTTTGCCCGCGCTGGAATGTTTCCAGAGCGCCCAGCGGATGCCCAACTCACGTTGACGCGCGCTGTTTAGCTGCGCCGTCGCCTTGTTGGATTGGTCGCGCGCAATCAGCGCGGCGCGGCGCGTGCATACGCCTCCGCGTTTCTTGATCTGTTCGGCCATGGGCGCCAAGTCGCGCCCCGCCAGGAAATTGCGGGTGACAATGCCCTGAATGTCTTTGTGGTAGTCCTGCTGGATGGATCGAATCAGCGCGACGTTTTCGGGGATCTTGGCCCGCAGCACGAGTTTCTGCGCTGGCGTGACCTGCATCTTGATGTCGAACCCGGCGCGCCCCAGCTTGCTCTGCCAGGCCGACGAGTTGGATTTGTACCACTTCTGCACGACCCCGATGGCGAGATTGCGGGCGAGTTCGTCAAACTTGTTCGACCAGTAGTCCTCCAGGCGCGCGAGTTCGCCTTGCAGCCGTTCAGCGTCCTGAAATGGCGAAGCGTCCTCGGCGCGCGCTGCACGATCGGGCAGGCGCCCCGCGGCCACGTTAGCTTCGACGGCTTGGGCAAACCGCCGTGCCAGCCAATGCTGATACGAGGTCGTCATGTTGGCCACCGCTTTAGCGATCGCCGAGCGATACCATGCTTCGATCTGCGCGTTTGGCCCGACAGCACCTAGCGTGATCGTGCGCTTGCCCGGCGCGCGCAGTTCTGCAGTCACACCAAGCCCTCGACCGTTTCGTCAAGTTGACCCGGTTGCAGCACGGGGTCGGCCGGCTCGACGCGCGCCGGGCGCAACTCTGCGGGCGTGCCTGCGGCGTTTTCGGTCGGCGCCTGCGGTTCGGCTTGCGCGTTCATGCCCTCGCTAGGCGCGCCACCCGCGCCGGTTGTCTCTTGCGCCATATCGGTCAATTTGTCCGTGATGCCGCCGATGTCGTCGTCCGGCGTGGCTTCTAGCGTGTCAGCCACGAGCGTGCCCGCGTACATGCTGCCCGAGTCATTGTTCAGGCGCGCCGAGACTTGTTCGGCTGTCACGATGCCCGATTCGATGTTCAACGAGTCGGTTTGTGCGATCTTGAACTGACGGTCGGAATCTTCCAGCGCGGTCAGCTCGTACAGTTCTTCCCAGTCCCAATAGATCGACTCGTCAATCTCGCCAAAAAGCGACAGCTGGATGAGGCGCAACACCGTGTCCATGACCGGCGTCACCGTGCGCGACTGATACCCGGCGACGTAGTCGTACCACACGCGGATCTCGCCTTCGCTCGATGCGTTCAGGCCGGACGGCGTGATGCCGGTCAGCTTGACCAGCGGGATATGCGACACGGCCGACTGCTGTTCCTGCGCCTGGGCTTGTAGATCGGAAAGGCCCGACAGCGGCGTATTGACCTGGAAGAATTCTTCGGTTGCTTTATCCAGGAAGGCGATATTGCGATTGTCGCGCATCCGGTTGAAAAGCTCTGCCCGATTGTTGAGCGCCTGGGACGCGCCAGGCGCCAAAAATTGCGCGAGGTCAGTCAGGACGCCGGTGATCGAAAATTGCTTGATCGTGTCGCTGACCGACTGCTGCGTGCGCAACCAGTTGTCGATGTACGGCATCGCCAACTGCGACATGCTGATGCCGCGAAACGAGTACGTCGGCTTGAGCATGTCCGGCACGGGCCGGCTGATCATGGTCTGTAGTCGCGTGGCATGCACTTCAGTGGCCAGCATCCACCAGGTGGACGGCTTGTAGAAATTGGGCGCCGACGGGTCGATCGAGTTGTAATTGTTCGGCGTGACCCAGTAAGGCTCGACCACGCGCACGGCCTCGAAAGACCCTTTGCGCACGGTACCGGGTCGTAGGACGAGCGGCGTGTCGCGCTGGTTTTCATCGCCGCGCAGCTTAAAAAACGCGTGGCCGCCCCCGAAAGCCTGGTCATGCACCACGAGTTGGCGCACGGCCGACTTCATATCAAGGCGCTTGATCTCGGATTCGATCTCTTCCAGCTTGGCCGGATCCGCCGTGTCGGCTGCCTTGACTTTGCCCCACTTGCGCACGCACTCTTCGGCCAGCGTCTCGTGCATGGTGCGGTATTCGGCCAACTGCGTAAGGAGCGCCAGCGTGGGAAAGCCCGGAAATCCGGTTTGCGCGATGTACGTCAGCGCGTTCATGGACATGCCGTTAAAGTCCATGGCGTGTTCGGCTGCGGCACGCTCGCGCGTCGTGTAGTTTTCGGGCTTGGTCTCGTACGCGGTCGCGCGGGCATAAGACGGCGAAACCGGCGCCGCCGTGGAGGACAGCGCGAGCTGCATGGCAGCGGCGCGAAGTTGCACTTCGGTCAGCGGCGTCTCGCGTTGTGTCGCGGGCGTTGCGGGCGTTGCGGACGGGGGCGCGCCGGCGCGCTGGGTGCGTAGACTGCGTCGGGTCATGTTATCGAATCCTTGACAAAATCTCTTTCGTAATCATACCGGCAATCGGCGAGCGCAGGCACAATTGCTGCAGTGCAATCGTCATGCAATCGACGGTATCGTCGTTTTTGACGTCAGGGAAAGACGTGATTTCGGCCACCCATTGCGCGATGCTCGGGTCTTCGCTCGGGTCGGGCAAAAACACGCTATTGTTCGCCCACACCCAGGAGACAGCGTGGGCCCGCGCTTCCTTGCTGCCTAAGGGCGGCACGCCTTCGACGCCGACAAAGTGTTTCTGCAGCATCTCAATGAGCGCGGCACCATTGGCCGCTTCTTCTATGTAAATCCGGTGCGTGTCGGGGTGTTTACCGCGCAGGTCAGCAATGGCCTGCGCGGTCGCCACGAACCCTAGGCGCTCCCGGCGTTTGTCGATCAGCCAGACATTGTCGATCGCATCCAGGCCCCAAACGCCGACGGCAACAAAGTCGCTCGTTTTTGCGTCCTTGAACGTCGCGTCGACCGTGATGATCTTGCGCTTGAAACTGCGCGGCAAGTCGGCGCGCTTGTAATGACGTACGTGCGCGCGCGGGAAAATCGCGCCCACATCCGCTAGCGGCGTCTGCTGGAACATCGCAGCCCACCACATGGCCGAAATATTGCGCTTGATCTCGCGCAGCTTCGTCTCGTCGTGCAGATGCGGTACGAGCGCGCCTGGCGGCAGCCCAGGGTCATAGCCTAGCTCATCAGGTAGGTTCAGCGCAGGAAACGACAGCAGCGTGAAATTGGTTTGCGACTCAAACACCCGGCGCACGTGCGCGAGTAGATCCTGCGCCGACCAGGGTGTCCCGATGATGACCACGCCCGAGCGTTGTTGCAGGCGCGTTTGCAGCACCGAGTCGAACCAATCGCGGTTGCGCTCCTGAATGGTCTCGGAAAGCGCCTCTTCAGCGTTTTTTACCGCGTCGTCGACGATGCCTACTTCGAGCGGGAAGCCAGTCAGGCCGCCACCAATGCCCACGCCGCGCAACCATCCGCCGCCGGGCACTTCCAGGCCGTCTGAGACGTTGTCGATCCCTTTGAACCCGATCAAGGAAGCGTACGGGAAAATCTCGCGGTAGATCGGCTCGGCCATGATGGCCTGGGCGTCGCGCCGGTTGCGATTGGCCAAGCCCTGCGCGTAGGAGGCGCAGGCGATGCGCACGCCGGGCAGCTCGCGTAGCAGTCGCCCCATAAGATAGGGAGGCAAGCAGCGCGAAATAAGGGACGATTTGCCGTGCTGCGGGGGCGCAGTCAACATCAGGACAGGACGCTTGCCGGCGATCAAGTCTTCGACAAACCGGTCAATCGCACGGCACACGGCCGCCGAGAAAGCCGAGTGTTTATAGCGCGGCCGATGCACGGCGGACACGAACGCGGCAAAACTCGTGCGCGCCGCCTCAACGAGAAATTCGACGGGGTCGACGACTTGCGTCATTTTGCGCTGTCCAGCAGCCCGAGCGCGGCAAGCTCCTTGAGCTGTTCGACATACTGCTCGCGCTGCTCTTGCGATATTGTCTGGGCAAGCGGCGCCGCGTTGGCGATCTCGACCACGGCTTTGTCAAAGCCCAGCAGCTTGACCAGCATGGCAAAGGACTTGTCCTTGCTGCGAAACCGCGGCACGTACTGGCCATGCTTGAAGTCGAACCCCTCGATGAGTCGGCCGACTCGCGGCGTGCGCAGCTTCGCTTGGTCGAGTTCGTAATGCTCGACGGCGCCTACGCCGCCACACGTGGCGCAGGTCATGAGCGTGCCGTCGTCGGTCACGGTTCCGTCGCGCCGCGCTTCGCCGCCCACCGTGCCGGCGCCCGCGCATGCCGGGCACGTCACGGTCTTGATGTGCAGAAGCGCCCCTAGGTTTTCGTTGATGAGCGAAACCAGATCGGCAACAAGCGACGTATGGACGGGGGCAAGAGGTTCCATGCGGCAAAGTGTAACGCAAAGGTTAACCCGCGCGCCATCTAAGCACCCGAATGCACCAAGTTTCGGTACAGACGACAACCCGGAAAGTACGGAGGATCCTCCGTAAAGTCCTCCGTAAAGCGTGTCCGAACGTCAATTCCATGACTAAACGTAATGGTGCGTTGCAGCGTAAAAGTGTTGCTAATTGTCAGAAACGGCCATTTTACGTACGACATTCCGTTGATGTTCCGTTAATCTTCCGTACTTCCTCCGTATTGTCCCTTATTTGTATACCTTCCTCCTACTTTACTCTAACCTATTGATATTATTATATTTATTATAGATAGATAGCTAGTAATAGAGATAAGATAAGAGTGAATACGGAGGATACGGAAGAGAATATAGGTAAAAAACTATCCAGGACGCAAAAGTGAATTTAGTAGGGGTATTAAATCCATTTTCGCATTACCGAGAAAGTGTGGCGACAAGTCTCCTCCGTTAAATGGTTTGTAAACCGCATATCGTTGCGTGTGGCGCGGCTTGATCGGCGTGCTGCTGCAGTGCTACGATTGACCCATGGACACGTTGTCGCTCACCCCCGCCTGGGATTTGGATGTCGACGCCTACGGCAACTGGGCGACGATCGGCGACGCCACGCCGGGCGACATGACCGGGCCGGGCATGCGGCTTGCACAGGACGTGGCCACGCGCTGCCTGTCCTGGCGCGGCGAGGTCTACTACGACGCCACGCAAGGCATCCGCTACGAGCAGATCCTAGGCCAAGCCCCAAACTTGGCGCTCATCCAGAGCACGTTCGCCACCGAAGCGCTAAAAGTGCCGGGCTGCGCGCAGGCCATTCCGAATTTCACGTTCACCGGCGGCCGTGCGCGCACGCTGTCCGGCCCGCTCACTGTGGCGGATTTCGCGGGCAATGGCGGTCAGGTGCTGTTTTGACCTGGGTAAACATTCCGCTGTCCACGCAGCCGAATCAGACCTTCGGCGCGCAACTTGACGGCGCCTACGCGCAGATCACGCTGACCACGACCGACTACGGCCTCTTTGCCGACGTGATCTACGACGGCGTTCCCGTCGCGCTCGCGCGCTTGTGCTTGGATCGCACCGACATCAACCCGAATCGTTATCTGGGGCTGCCGCAGATGCTGTGTTTTGCGGATCTGCAAGGCACGACCGACCCTGTCGCCGCAGGGTTCGGCACTCGCTATCTGCTGTTGTACGGCACGCCCCCTTGACAAGCGCTGCGCGGCCACTGATACTGAAAGCTCATGTTCCTTTGTCCCTGGTGCCCGGCCGAAATCCCTTGTTTCGTGCCGGGTTCTTTTTGCTGCTTGCGTTTATCTTTCGTTTAGTTTATAGTTAAATCTCCAATTGACTAAAGGGACAAGAAATCATGACGCATTCGACACAAACCGCAGCGAGTTCGGGACTGGAATCGTTTCTCACACTGCTCGGCCTCGCTCTGCTAGGCATGTTGACCGTCGCGGTGTGCGTGGGCTTCATCGCGCATAGCTATTGGGCTTGGTTTATCGTGCCGTTGGGCGCCCCCGCGCTGGGATTTTGGCAAGCGGCCGGCATCGCTACCGGCGCGCGCGTGGTAGGGCGCATGTCGTTGGCGCGTCGGCGCGACGCCGCGCACGAGGACCGCGCTGGCGCGCAGTGTGTGGATTTCATCTGCGCGACGGGCTTGGCGTGGTGTGCCGGCGCCGTCATCCATGCGCTCGCGTTCTGACATGCTCAAGACGCGACAAATCGAACTGACCGGCCGCGACGAGGGCGTCAAGCTTACGTTGCAGGAATTGCCTGCGTTGGCAGCCGATCGCATCGCGCGCAAGTTGATCGACCGTTGGCGCGGCGACAAAACGGGTGGTGTGGTCGGGCTGGCGTTGCGCCACCAGGCCGCGCTGCGCAAGCTCGGGGAAGGTTCGCTACCGGCGCTGATGCCGTTCGTGAACATCATAGCTGGCGCGCCTAAAGGCCTGGACTCGCTCAAGGACTGGCAGAACGTCGGCCGCGTGCAACAAGCCGCGCTGGCGCTACATGCCGATTTCCTGATCGGGCGCGAATCGCTTGAGCTGCCGATAGCCATGCAGGCCGAAGGCATTCTCGCGGGTGAAGGGCTGGCTGCGACTTTTTGCTCGCCCTTCATCGCTGCGGTGATACAATCGGGCATGGCGACCTACGTCGAATTGGAGACCATTTTGTCTACCGAAGACGCGTTCAACTTGGCCGAACTACTCAACGTGGACGCGGTGCGCCATTGGCGCGACGCACAAAAACGCAAAGGATGAACATGATCGATCACGACGAACACATCGTCCCCGGCGTGCTAGGCAAAGACGCAGGCAAGCGCTTCGCGCTGCGCCAGCTCGGCCCGGTGGACGCGGCGACGTTTATGCTACGGCTGGTATCGGCGTTGCGCGTGGACAGCTACGAGACGCTGCTTGAGCGTCTGCGGGCCTCAGACGCCACGCAAAAACCCCCGATCGACGAGATCATGCAAGTGCTGCAAGGCTGCGACCCCGACCGTGTCGCGTCGCTGATCCGCGAAGCGCTCGCGAGTATGCGCGTTGCTCCGGATCCGCAGCATCCTGAGGCATTTCGCGCGTTGACCGCCGAAGACATCGGGGAGCTGCGCACGCTGGGCGAGCTGCTGATGGCGTTCATTCGGTTCAACTTCGGCGGCGTGTAGCCATGGCGATCACCGCGTCCGTTGCGGCCCTGGACGCGCTGGCGCTTGTCGCCTCGGCGCTGCCCAATATCAACCCGCCGACGCCGATCTACGCCATCCTGCAAAGTGATACGTTCCTGCCTCTGACGCTTCCCTCGTCCTGGGGCGAATTCTCGCCGCGCTACGAATCGGCTTTGTCGGATTACGCGCAAGAGCAAGGCGCGTTTCAGGTTTACAACAAGGTCCACCGGCCGACAACGGTTACCGTCACGCTTATCAAGACCGGCTCGGATCTGGCGCGGTTTGCGTGGCTGGCCGCCATTTTGCAGATGGAGGCGCAGTTTCCCACGCAACTCTACACGCTGATCTCTCCGCAGGCCGTCTACGTCGACTACACGATACAGAGGATGTGGCACGACACGCGGCCCGAACGCGGATCGAACATTTTGAGGTTGAATATTCAGTTCGCTGAAGTGCCGCAAATCGTCACCGGCACGCCATCGAACACGGTCGCCCCCAAGAGCGGCCCTGTGCAGCAACTTGGCCAGCTCTTCACTCAAGCCTTGACGACAGCGCAAACCACGCTGGCCGACGTGGGCACTTTCCTGACGATATGACATGGCAGACAATGGCAACGTCGTCGACGAACTCGTCGTCAAGCTGAAGCTGGACGCGGCGCAGTACGAGCGCGCGGACAAGGAAGTTGACAACCTCGTCACCAAGACGGAAAAGAAGCGCGTCGTCGAGGACAGCAAGCGCAAAAAACGCGAGCAGGATCAGCTCAAGCGCACGAAAGAGGCCACGCGCGCCACCAAAGGTTGGGCGCTGGCCGTGCGCGGGCTTTCCACCGTCGCGGGCACGGCCGCCCTGGCCGTCACGGCGTCGTTTGCCGCCATGTCCAAGCTGGCCGGTTTCGAGACAAATCTGCGGCGCGCCGCCGTGTCGACGAACCTGTCGAATCGCGAGTTGCAGGCCTGGGGATCGACGGCGCGGCGTTTAGGCGCGGACGCGCAAGCCGGCCAGCAAGCGATTGCCGAACTGGCGCGCGAGCAGCAGCAATTTGGCATTACCGGGCAGGCGCCGACGATGCAAGCGCTTGCGCGCTTGGGCGTGAACGTCGGGCAGAACGTCTCATTGCCGGACATGCTCGAGCAGGCGCAGCGCATGTATCGGCAGTCATCGCCCGCGCAGCAGCGCCAGATCGAATCCAGTCTGTCCGCGCAGGGTGTCTCAAACGATCTGATCGTCATGATCAAGTCCGAGACGGACGCGCGTCAGGCTTACGCGCAGTCAGTCAAGGAAAGCGCCACCGAAAACCGGTCGGCCATCAACGCCGTCAACGCCGCACTGACCACGATGGCCAATTCGGCGGTAAACGTAGGCAACGCACTGGCCACGATCGCGCAGCCCGCCGTGCAAGAGTTTGCTAAGTGGGTAAGCGACGGTGCGACTGAGTTGTCGGCCTGGAATGACCGCGTCATCGCGGCCGGAGGCGGCATTCAAGGCTTAGGCACGATCCTTACGCAGGATTTCCCTAAGTCGATGAAAGTCGTGACAGACGGTCTGCAGTCGCTAGGCCGAGCTGTCGATGTGTTGGCGTACGGCATGCAGGAGGCTTGGCGCGGCCTGGAAGGCGCGTTCGGCTGGTTGTCAAAGCGCGAAAAGAAAAACATAACCCCGCGTAAGCCGATTTTGGGGTTTTATCTGGACGATTGGCTAGGAGAGAAGTGGAAAGAATTAGTTGGCGTCGCGCGCAAAGAAGGGCCCGCGCCCGTCGAGCATTACCTGCAAAGTCACAACTCGACGGCGGGCACATCCGCGCCGCTTGCCGTCTCTAGTGCGCAAGACATCATGTCCAAGCTTGTGACGCACTATGGGTTGTCCGTCGACCAAGCCGCGGCGGTAGCTGCCAGCATCGGGGGCGAATCCAGTTTCAACCCGGCCGCATTTAATCCGGCAGGCGGCGGCCAGGGCGCTCGTGGGCTATTCCAGCTGCGCGGCGCGCGTATCAGCGCGTTCCAGTCGCGCTACGGCGTCTTGCCTAATCAGGCTACAGTCGATCAGCAACTAGCCTTTGCGTTCAGCGATCCGTACGAGCGCGGCCTTATCAAACAGGCGCTCGCCGGCGCCGGCGGCCCCGAAGGGCTAGGCACGTCGTTCTCGCGCGTTTTTGAGGCGCAAGGCAACGCCGCCATCGATGCGGCGCGCGGGCGCACAGCGGCGCAGTACGCGGCGGCATATAACGGGCCGGTCGCCGGGCAGCCTGGCGCGAGCAGCGCGCAGATCTCCATCAGCGGCCCGGTGACCGTGCAGGCAAACAACCCGAACGAGTTTGTCGGTGGCATTACGCGGCTTGCGTCGCCGCAAAATTACAGTTCCGCGACCCGTTGACAAAAGCTTTACGTCTGGTTAAGCTATGGACTTATTCAACCAGGAGCGGAACATGGAACAGAAAGAATTCAAGGTTGGCCAAGTGTGGAAACGCCGGGGCGGCGGCACCGAAACTATCCACGCCGTTCTCACTGACGGGGCCTATCCGATTATAGGTCGTGTGACTTCTTACACGCGTGAGGGTAAGTGTTACTCGTGGGGAGACAGCTCAATGGATCTCGTCGAACTCGTACAGGATGCACCCGAAAAGCCCGCGCCGGCGAAAGAATTCAAGGTCGGTCAAGTGTGGAAACGTCGGGATGGCGGCACCGAAACTATCCGCGCCATTCGTACTGACGGTGTCTATCCAGTTACGGGCAGCTCAGGGTGGCTATACACCCGAACTGGCGATTATCTGTTGCGTGGCGACTCTGACTCTGATCTCGTCGAACTCGTACAAGACGTAATCACGCCCCCGCCAGCAGCGCCAAACTTTTCACCGTACGAAACGCTTTCCGCCACGGCGCGCGCTGCCATCAAGTCGGCCATCGTCGAGCTGCAAGGCCAAGCCGCGCATGCCGCCGACGAGCGTGACGCCGCGCTGACGCGCTTCGAGGAAGCGGCGGCGCGCCAGCGCGAGAAAGCGCTGGCCGCAATCGAGCTAGGCACGCTGCTCGTGCGCATGCCTGAGTCGACGGACTGACGATGCCGACTTTCCAGCCATTCATGCAACGCGTCGCCCGGGTGACCGTGACAGTCACCCGGGCAAACCCGCAAGGCGCGCTCACGAACTACACGTATGTGTTTGAGCAGAACCGCATGCGCATCCAGGTGCGCCAAGGCGGCCAGCAGTTCGGCAACGCGCACATCGAGATCATGGGCGTGCCGCCGGCCGACATGAACCAGATCGCGCGCTTATGGCTGGAACCACTCACGCCGCAGAACACCGACAACCTGCTCGTCGAGGTGTGGGACGGCCATACGTTCACGCCGTTCTTTCAAGGCATCATTGCCTGGTCGGCGGTGGACGCGAGCGAAGTCTCAAGCGGTATCGTCAAACTCGTGCTGGACGCCAATGCGGCTCTTCCGCTGGGCAACACGCCCGCGTCGCCTTACGCCAATCCTGGGCCCGTGTCGCTGCAGGCCGCGCTGACTTCGGTCGCCGCGCTCGGCGGTTTCGTGGTCGACTATTCGGCCGACGCTCCGCAATATCAGCTGACCGACGTGCGCTTGACCGGTTCGCCCCTGCAGCAGATCGCAGCGCTCATGCAGCACGTCTCAGACTTGACTTGGTACGTGAACCTTCAGCGCGTTGTGGTGCGCGCTGCCAATGCGCCGTTTACCGCAGTGCCGATTCGCGTCGCCGTCGACACGGGGCTGATGAACGCACCGGTTTACAGCACGAGCGGGCTGCAGTTTTCGACCCTCTTCAATCCGCAAATCCGTCCCGGCGTAGCGCTAGATGTCGAAACGACGTTCGACTTTGTGAACCGCACGCAATGGGTTGCGGCCGTCCTCACGCACGATCTGACCGTAAACTGGCCCGGCGGCCCATGGACGACCGCGTGCGCTGCGAACAACTACGGCGCGAAAAAGAGTTGACATGCGGTTAAACTTAGCGTAGGCTGTAGACTTACGTTCAAGGAGCAATCATGTGGCCTTTTGCACGCAAAGCCAAATCCGAATACCGCAGCGAATGGGACGAATGGACGGCAGAAGCGCGCCTACTACGCGCCCGTGAAGCACACGCCGCGGGAATGTTGCAACCCGATGTCACGGCCGTAGACTGGGACGTACACTGCCTGTTATCCGTGATCCTCGATTTAGAGGCACGTGTACGCGAGCTGGAGCGCAAACCATGAGCTTCATCATACTTTTCGTCGCTGCGGCCATCCTGGGCGCACCGTTCTGGATCGCACTCATTCGACGGCACCCGTCGCGCTGGGCCATCTTCCTGCTGTTGTGCATTTTCGGCTGGACAGTCATCGGCTGGGCCATCGCGCTAATCTGGTCGTTTACTGGCCCCGCGGGCCGCTCGGAGCGCACGGCATGAGCAACACCCCGTACAGCATGCCTTTTGAGGCACTGTTCGATCCTGACCAAGCGCAGCAATTCATTATCCGCACGCTCCTAGGCGCGATCCACACCGCCGAACTCGTGCAGGTTCAGGTTGTGCAGCCCGTGACGGATCGCGTGGGTTTCGTGACCGTGCAGCCCCTAGTGCTAGACACCGACACGAACAACATCGTCGTGGCGCAGTCACCGGCCTACAACGTGCCGTACTTGCGCGTGCAGGGCGGCGTGTCGGCCATTCTGCTCGATCCCGCAGTAAGCGACATCGGGCTGGCCGTCTACGCGCAACGCGACATCACGAACATCAAATCTTCGCTTGCCGAAGGGCCGGCCGCGACGCTGCGCACCTATTCGACGGCCGATGGCCTGTATCTGGGCGGATTTCTGAACGGGGCGCCCACGCAATACGTGCAGTTTCTGGCCAACGCGGCTGGCATCAACATCGTGTCGCCCGGCAACATCGAGTTGCAGGCGGCCGGCAACATCTCGCTGCAGGCAGGCGGCACGCTCGGTTTGACCTCGACCAGCGACACGACAGTCAACGCGGCCGCGCTCATCATCAATGCGCCGGTGACGTTCAACGCTTCGGTCAATGGCGCAGCCACGGGCGCGGGTGCGTACACGTTCGCGGCGCCGATTACCGCACCCGATTTCATCGTCGAGACGATTGGTAGCGTCAAGGACCACGTGCATCCTGTCACGACGGCGCCCGGTACAACGGGCACGATGACGGGCTGATGGCATGCCCCGTTACCATTGCCGCTGCCGGCGCTGCGAGACGCGCCGCGTATTGGCCAAACACCCGGACGAGTATCGCCGACAGCCAACCTGCGCGTGCGGCGCCCGGGATTGGCGCACTGACGCTTGGATGAACAAGCGCGACACGTCCGCCCGTGGTATGGGCTGCACGTGCAACGGTTACCATTTCACGCACCGGCGCGGCTCTCGATATTGCTGGTATCGGGCGGACGGCACGGACCGGATGCCAGGTGATCCGGACTTTGCCGACCGTGATTTGTCCGAGGCTGAGATTGCAGCGCTAGCGCTGGCCGCCTAGCGACAATTCGTTTAGATTTAGTGTAAATAAGTGTAAGAACGCATTTACACAGTTGATCGGTAGCAGTATGATTCTCTCAACGGTGAACGAAATGCACCGGCTACTTGGAGAAAACATCATGACGCTGAACGAAATCTTGTCCACCGAACGCAAAATCAAGTACGTCAACGACAGCGGCATGGACCTGCGCATGTTCGATGCGCAACTGGATCAAATGATTTTCGCGGACAGCACCGAACCGCCCGAAGATTTGGCCGATATCATCCGCGTCGAATACGTCAAGCTGGGCGATGAACGCCGCTGCATCATCTACGCCGCCTAACAGCCCCTGCTCATGCCCGGCGTGCTGGGCATCGGCAGGCGCTGTTGCCTTAACTACCTGGATCACACCATGAACAAAGAACTCAAGCCGTGCCCGTTTTGCGGTTGCGCGCTGGATGCACACTGGGATCGCCCTAACCCCAAGGCCAGGTGCCGCACCGATGGCTGCAAGGGGAAACAGCTCCCTGTGCTGAATCTGGACGTGCCCGAAGACATCGCCGCCTGGAATGCCCGCGCGACGACGCCTATCACCTACGCGCCCACGCTCACCAAGACCGAGCGCAGCATCCTCGCCTACGCGGAGTGCTGCCTGGTGGACTACGGCGGCCTGCTGGAAGGCCGGCGCATGAACGAAGACGACATCGCCGCACTGCGTAAATTCCAGGACGCCGGCATCCTCACGTTCGGCCGCATCCCCTTCCACACGATGGAGACGCTGGTGCGCGTGGACCGCCATCCGACGCACTGGATCACCTTCACCGATGCCGCCTGGGATCTGGCCCACGCCGTGCGGCGCCTGCGCGCCCAGGTGGACAGCGTGAACCGGAAGAAAGTGGACGCGGCCCTGGCCGAGCGCGAAGCCGCGTAACAGCCCCGACTCAACAGTCACGTGCGGCCGTCCGGCAGGTACTGTTCCTAAACTAAGGGAAGAACATGCTCAAACTCTCCAAGCAAGACCTAATCCAAGCGTTCATCATCGTCGCTACGTTCAGCGCGGCAGGTGGCGTCCTGATCGGATACGCTATCGCCAAGACTCTCGGATAAACAAGGAAAGAACATGATCACCAACTACAAGCCGCTCACACGCGAGCAATTCAATACGCTTTACCAGCGTATGTTTAACAACCCTGCGGAAGAAAACACCAACCACGATCTGATGCAAGCGGTCGAGCAAGCCGTCATCGAGAACTATCTGGCGCAGAATGGGCAGTCTAGTGTACCGGATGGATGGAAATTCAAAGCAAGCTATGACGAAGAAAGAACGTGGCTTCAAATAACAACGCCCCATAAAATAGGCGCAGCTTTGAGCGCACGTCGTTATATCGGTAATGGCGATGAAACAATTGCATCGCAAGTTATTTCATATCTATCCGATGTGTGCGCCGCCGCTCCCACGCCTCCCGCACCCCAGGATGCGCAGGTGGGGAAGGATGCGGAGCGGTATCGCGCACTCGCCTGGGCGATGGAAACCAACGATAAGGATGCCCGACTGGTTCTCAACAAATACCTCGAACCCACACCTAGCAGGGAAACAGTTGGCAAAATCGCAGATGAATTGATCGCCATCGCTGCGGCAAATGGGAAGGAATGAACGAGGCAGAACAATTGTTGCGCGATTTAGTCGCTGCACTTGATGGCGCATTCATTTCAACTTGGCAATCTACGGCCGCATGGGTCGATCAGTTGGACGCAGCACGTCAGTACATCGAAAGGATAGATGAATGTTGCCAGCACACGTAAATCGTTGCCTTGGCGCGGGCATCCCAAAATGTCGAGAATGCCAGCGCCACATTGCCCTGCGCAACGCAGCATTTCCATTAATAGAACCCCCGAAAGGCTGGGATGATTGGGCTTTATCACATCTTCCAGGATGCCCCAACTACATTGCGCCGGAAACGACGAAGGAAGAAAGGAAATGACCACCACTGCTGAACGCGTTTGTTGCGAATACGGAGACTGCCAGAACGAGGGAACAGTATTCGATGAAAGTCTGAATGCTTGGCTATGCGACGAGCATGAGGACAGTCCCAACAACTCAACCGGATACTGCAATCGTGAATGCCAACTTGGGCATGGTTGCGATGGGAGCTGCTGAAATGACCACCACCACCGAATTTAACGAGGCCGACATGGTGCTGGCGCTGGAAGCTGCTGGCTACACGACCTACGGCCCAGCGGAAGAGAAAGCCTGCAAACTGGCTCAGATTGTCCTCGCCGCCAGCCGCAAGAAGCTGATGGAACAGGAGCCGGTAGGCGTAACCGACATGACTGGCGGTATTTACTGGAAACGGGGAGCTCCTATCCAGGCAAAACTCTACGCCGCGCCCATGCCGCAGGCCAATGAATCGGAGGCGGTGAAGGCGCTGAGGGAGTTGCACGACGCCTGGGCGGACAACTCAAACGATCTGCCGCGCATGGCCGCCATAAAGCGCATTGCAGACCGTCGTTTAGCCGCAATGAAAGCCGCTCGCGCCGTGCTTGTTGGCGAACCTGGGGCGACGGGTGAGCCCGAAACGATGGAAGAAATCCACCGCCAAGAACGTGAGCGTCCATACGCTCCCGCCATCCCTGTAAATCCGCATGACCCCATTCAGCCCAAGCAAGCGCAAGCGATGGATGAGCGGAATGAATTCGAGCGAAAATTTCCGATGCCACCGCATTGCGTGCGTTGTGGTGACGGTTATTCTGCAACTGAATATCATGCGTGGCTTGCACACTCCTACAAAGATAAATGGGAAGGCTGGCAAGCCCGCGCCGCACTCGCCCAGGCGCAGGCCAGCGGGAAGGCAGAGAAATACTGCGATGATCATTGCACTTGGCTGGATCATGACCCCGAGTGCGTGATTGGCGGGAAGGCTGCGCCGAGTGATGAGGAAATCGATCATATCGCTCGAAAATTGCCACATCTGCCGTGGGGGATTGGATCAAGAAGAACAGACGCTTTGAACTTCGCTCGCGCCTTGTTGGAGCGGTACGGCAATGCGTGACGATTTCCTGCTCGGCTACGGCATTGCGGCGCTGTTGGCGCTATGTCTGATGCCTTTCATCGTGTCGACCGTGATGTGACTTGCGCGGCGGGACTTACCTCATGGTAAACTGCGGGGATGACGACGAATGTCCCGCTCCCGCAGTTTACGCCCGCCGGGCTCGTGACGTACAGCGAGCAAGACATCTTTGCGGGCGTGCTTGCCGACTACGTGTCGGCGTTCGCGTTGTCAGGAAAAAACCTCAGTCCCGAACTTACCACACCACAAGGGCAGGTGGGCTCGTCGCAAGCCTATATGGTGGCGGACTTTCAAGCGCTCCTGGCCCAACTGATCGCCAATGTAGACCCGCTGACGTCCAGCGGCGCGTATCAAGACGCGCTTTTGCGTATCTACCTGCTAACTCGCAAAGCGGCGACGTACGCTACAGTGCCGGCCACGCTCGGCGGCGTGCCAGGATCAGTCATCACGGCCGGCGCGCAAGCCAAAAGCGTCGTCGACGGCAGCATATGGGCTACGCAAACGACTGCAACGATTGCCCCCGACGGGACTGCGCAGGTGACGTTCCAGGCCACGGTGGCAGGGTCTGTCCCGACCGTGGGCGCGCCCGTCGGTGGCGTCAGTGGGCTGACCGTCTATCAGCGTCAAAACGGCTGGCAAACCGTCGTGAACACGACAGCCAGCACGCCCGGCCAAGACGTGGAAAGTCGCTCGGCGGCCGAAGTGCGACGCCAAGAGAGCGTGCAGATCGGCGGCAATGGCACGGCGCAAAACGTGCGCGCCGCGGTGGCTGCCGTGGCGAATGTGTCGGATGTGTTCGTTTACAACAACGGTTCGGATGCGGCGATTACTTACGGCGCGACAAGCTATCCGATTCCGGCGCATAGCGTGGCCATCAGCGTAACGGGCGGCCTGGATGTGGACGTGGCTACGGCAATTCAAGCCAAACTGGACGCCGGCTGCGGTATGTCGACTACAGGAACTACCTCTGTGACGCTGGTCGATGACGTGAACTACCCGTCCCCGTATCCGCAATACGTCTATCGGTTCGTGCGCCCGACCGCGACTGAGGTGTACATCACGGTTGACGTGGCCAACCTCACATCGCTGCCTGCGGACTATATCGTCCAGGTGCAAAACGCGGTGGCCAACGCGTTTCTGAGTGGCTACTCCACCGCCGACGGCACGATCAATGTCAGCCGTGCGCGCATCGGCGCGCAAATCATCGCGGCTGAATACCTGCCGATCATCAACACGCTAGCCAACATCACGCCCGTTTCGATCTACATCGCGTTTACCGCGAGTCCGACGAGCGGCACGGCCGTCACGATGGGCATCGACCAGCAGCCAGTATGCCCGGCGTTGAACGTCACGGTCAACGCCGTCACGGTATAGCGAGGCGCACGTGAGCAACTATCTTGGTGCAACCGTCCAAAAGGAATATGCCAATTCGCCGACGCTGCTGGCGCTCCTGGATGATTTCGATCAATGGGTGGATCCGGCCAAATTCGTCGCCGACTTCCTGTCCTACGTATGGGACATATCGACCGCGCAAGGTTTCGGCCTGGATATCTGGGGGCGCATTCTCGGCCAGTCGCGCTACATTCAGGTGACGCCCACGCCCGGCAACAATTTCGGCTTTCAGGCCAACCCGACAACGGGTCAAACGAATTGGAAGCCCTGGAACCAAGCGCCATTTTATGGCGGCCAAGCGGCCGGTACTGTCGGCTATGCGTTGCAAGACGACTATTACCGGCAGCTCCTGATCGTCAAGGCGGCGGCAAATATCGCGGCCTGCAACGTGCCGTCGCTCAATACGCTCATGCGCAGCATGTTCGGCACGCGCGGGCCGTGCTACGTCGGTTACGATCTGGACTTCCCGATGCATATCGGGTATCACTTCGATTTCAACCCGACGAACGTAGAGCGCTCGATCATCGAGGCGGGTTTGTTTCCCGTTCCGGCCGGTATGACCGTACAATTCATCTACAAGACGCTGACCTATTCGCCGTTCGGCTTTGCCGGCGCGAATGCCGGCGCGAACCCGCGTTTTGTCACCGGCTGGAATCAAGGGCCGTTCGCGCCGTCCATCCCACCGAGCTAAACCATGCAGAAATCGAGCATCCCCGCGAAATACTTGCTGCCCTGGGCGCAAAACGACACTTCCAAGGTCGAGGTTCCCGTTACGACCACGGACCCGACCCGAGCCAGCTTGTCGCTGGGCTTTCCTCCCCTGACCGAGCAGCCGCCCGAAGTAGGGGGCGTTCCACCCCAAGGCGAAGATTTCAACGGTGGTATGAACCAGATCAGCCGGGCCATCTGGTGGATGATGCAAGGCGGTGGGTTTCCCTACGACTCGGCCTTTGCCAGCGCGTCGCAGATCGGAGGCTACATCAACAGCGCGGCCATCCCGCGCGCGGACGGCGCCGGCTTTTGGCTGTCCACCGCCGACAACAACCTGACAAACCCCGACGCTACCGATGGCACCGCAGCGAATTGGGTACCGCTGAACGTCTACGGCACAGGTACGATCAACGTTACGGCCACGACGGTCACGGTCTATCCCGTCACGGCCGCTTTTCCGGTTCTTCTGATTTCCGGCACGCTTACGGCCAATACGGTCATCAATCTGCCGGCCTGGACGTACCAGTGGAAGATTGTCGACAACACCGTGCGTGCGGGTTTTACGCTGACCGTCAAGACCGCGCTCGGCTCGGGCGTGGTCATTCAGACTGGTTCGCAAGATGTGCGCGGCGACGGCACGAGCATCGTGCAGAACCCGCAGAGTATCGCGGCCGCCACGCTGAACTCGCAGGCCGCGACGTATGGCCAGTTACTGACCGCCGTCGCAGGCGTAAGTGGCGGCAGCGTCCAAGGCACAATCAAAAACTTCAAGTCGGCCGTGCCCGGCTTGAACAGCTACACCACGGTGTTGACGGCTGACGAGGTAGCGCTGGAGAACGGGTCCAATCTCTACTATACGGCGCGCGCCGTCAATCTGACGGTTAACGCCAATGGCACGGTCGGCGCACCGTTGTCGATTATGTCTGCGCGCGCCGCATCGACGTGGTATTACCGCTGGCTCTGGTACAACACGACCAACGGTTTGACGGCCACGCTCGACATCAGCAGCACCGCGCCTACGGCTCCGACAGGCTACGCGTCGACGGACTACAAGTGCCGCCTGCCTGGCGCTTCGCGGACCGATTCGAGCGGCAGCCAGTATCTGATGCAAATCGAGACGGTGGACACAAGTAGCC